GTTGTTGGCCTGGTTCTGGATCTCGGTTGTAACCTCACCGACGATGCCCAGCACCGCGACCTTACCGCCGGCCACCGTGAACAGCGCCGACGCCGTTGTCTGCGGCAGCGTAGCCGTTGCCCGGTCCACGCGTGCGCCGAAAACCGCTTTGCCGACCTGGAACATGGAGGCGTTAGTATTGACTGCCATCGTGTGACCTCCTAGTCAATCAGGCTCACGGGTTGCGGGCTGTAGCGCAGGCCGTAGACGAACGCCACGATCCCCGCCAGCACAGGATCGTTTGCACTCTCGACCGCCTTCAAGCGCGCGTACTTGTAGCCGCTGCTGCCGAACACGTCCTTTGGCGCTGCGATCAGGTACATATCGCTGCTGCCGGCCGTGGTCGTGAAGCCGCTGGTCGTCGCAGCCGTCCATCCGCTGTCGGTCTCGCCAACGCGCTTGTACCAAAACGGCACAGCGGCCACAGCGCCGGCAGACACGTTGCTGGACGCCTCGACCGTGATCACGCTGGTTCCAGTCGTGCCGACGCCCTTGTAGATCAGGAACGCGATCCCGTCACCGCCGACCTCGATGATGTCCGTGTATTTGGTGCCGTCGAAGGCATCAGCCACAGGATCGAGGCCCTTGACGAAATGCAGATCGCTCGGAACTGTCATGCTTCCCATGTCGTACTCTCCTATGCCCTGGTCGCCAGAGCGACGAACGGCGAAACGGTGTTGCTGCTGTTGTTCAGCGTCAGCGCCTTGTTCCAGATGCTCTGGCCGTCCGTGCGCAGAACGAAGCGGAACGTGTTCTCGCCGTAGATGAAACGGACGTGGATCGACTGCGCAGCCTCAAGCCCGCCCTTGTCGATCATCAGGTACTGGCTCAGGTCCAGCAGCATGATGTCGCCCACGGTGCCCAGCGCTGCCGCCTGCTCGATCTCGATCACGGGCCGGCCAAACAGCGTACTGTACATGCTGCCAGCCACGCCAGTCGCCGGCAGGTAGACCGGCACGCCGCCAACGCCGATGGGAAACGCCATCGTAGCGAGCTGCGGCAGCACATCCTGGTGGATGAACCAAGCCGCGTTGGTGCGGCTGCGCGCCCACAAGCGCGCCCACATGTTGACGATGTTTTCCCAGTACACAGTCGCCGCAACCTGGTTGGTTTCCTTGGCGACTGCGACCACCGCGCCGCTGCCCAGGATGCCCTGGGGCTGGCCGTTGCCGGTGCCGTTGATCACGGCGTTGTCGAGGGTGAAGGCGAACTCCTCAGCGAACGCCTGCTGGATCACAGCGCCCAGCGCGGTCGCATCCGCCAGCACCTCGTCGGTAGCGTAGCACAGGCCCATCAGGCTGTTAAGCTGCAACTTCATGCGCCGGAACTCCGGTGCTTTGGCCGTCACCGTGCCGGCCTCCTCGCGCCAGTACACCTGGACGCCGCCCCAGCGGCTGCCAGTCGCCCGGCTGGTCTCAGCCACGGCGTTGATCGTCAGGCCGTTGGCGTTCGCGCCTACCGGGATGCGCCGCACGCGGCTGGTCAACAGGCCCGTGTCGTGGGTGATGCGCAGCAGCTCGGTGGCAAAGTCAGTCTGCACCAAGTAGCCGCCGTCCTCCGGCACGGTCTCGCTCATGCCGGAGATCGCCTTGATGTCGGTCAGGCGCCGGTCTACCGAATAGCCAGGCGTGCTGGCCCGGCGGATCGCGTCCAACTGCTCGCCCAGGCTCTTGAACGTCTCCGGGTTGCTCTTGACCTCGGCCGGCTTGGTCACAGCCACGCCAGCCGGGTTGATCGGCGGCTCAGCCGCCAGTTTGGCCTCATAGGCTTTAACGGCCGCTTCCGCGCCCTTGATGGACGCAGCCTCGGCCAAAGCCTGGATCTCTTCGGGGGTCATGTCGTAGTCTCCATGTGTTTTCAGGTTGGATTGTCCTGGCTCGCTGGCCTGTGCTTCCGTCGCGTCCGCCGGCGCCGCCTCGATTGCGGCGTCCTGTGGCAGCAGCGCCTTGACGTAAGGCTCGGCCATATCCAGGTACGTTTTGAGCGCTACAACGCTCGTTCGTGGCTCGGCTGGGATCGGCGTAATCGACGCGTCCAGCCCCAGGGGCCAGCGGGTGATCTTGTGCGTTCCGTTGGCCTGCGCCTCTCGCTCCACCAGGTGCGGAGCCGTCCCGCTTGACAAGCCCATCTTGCCCGCTTCGACCATCTTGTACACTGCCCGTTCGTAGTCGTCGCGTAAGGCAAGCTGAGCCTCCATCCATACGCCAATGTCATCGATGCGCAGCTCGGCCTTGCCCAGTTTGCGCCGCTTCAGCGTGGCGTCCATCCCGTGATGATACAGCACCGTGGCCTTGCCCGTGCCGTCCTCCAGGTCATAGTCCGTGTCAGCCGAGAAGAAGTCACCCGTCAGGTCAGGCTGACCAGCATCGCTAAACGTCACCAGATGGCCGCCGATCCGGCCGTCGCCGAGCGCCTTCAACGCCGGCCCGGTCGTGACGACCAGGCTCTTGTCGGCTTTGTCCTCATACGCAGCCCAGCGCACAACGCCGTCTAGCGTCTGCACCGCTGCCCTGGCCGCGTTCAACTGCGCACCGGCCAGCCGCCGCCCGGCCTTGATCTCTTCGCTGTCCCACTCAGCAGGTGGGGTGATGTTGATCGTATCGTCCATTGTCTCAATCCTTGAACGCCGTTTGCTTGGCGATGATCTGCTCAGCCACGCGCTCCAGGTCGCCACCCTGCTCGACCTTTTTGATTGCCTTCTCGTCGGTGATCCAGCCCGTGGCCTTGTGCTGCGCCGTCTGGAACATCTCGGCCTGCACCCAGGGGCCATAGCTGGCTTTGTTGTCCACCAGGGCGTCAGTCGCGCCGTGGTGGTGGATTGTCCAGCCTGCGCCCAAGCGCTGGCTCATCGCGTCGCTGTTGCGGGTGTAGCCCGGTGACAACGCTGCCTTGCCGCGCATGGCGAAATAGTAGCGTCTCTGGCGCTCACTGGCCCAAATCACCGGATGATGCGCAGGCCCTGGATACACCGCCATCTCCGACCGCACCATCTCGCCGGCCGCAAACGTGATGTCTTGCAGCACCGGCCCCAGCGGCACGTCCAACTGCTTCATCAGCTCAGGCAGACCATCCAGCGTGATCGAAAACTCAACAGCCATACTTCCGCTAAACCTCGTTAACCGTTGCGCCGCACCACCTGGCTGGTCGTCCAGCAGCGGCAATTGACGTGTCCAGGCGGCCCGTCAACCAGGTCGCCCCAGTCGTCTTCTGCCTTACCTTCCAATGGGCCGCAGATGTCGCAGACTTTCTCGTCAGCCGAGGTGCGCCAGACACGCACCGTCTCGACGCCCATCTCCCGCAGCAACACCTGCGTGATCCGGTCGGCGTGCGAGTAGGCCCTGGTCGTCTCAGTGACCGCAATCATTTGCGCGCGAACGGGGCCGAACGCCGTCTCGAGCATCCCTATCACGTCGCCAATCGTCATGCCCGGCGTGCCGACGAACTGCGCTACCGCCTGGCTGACCACCTGCTGCGTCGTCGCCGTGATGCCCTTGATCAGCTCGTAGCTGTAGCCGTTGGCCCAGGTCCAGGCCGCCACGTTGATTTTGGCAATGTCCAGCGGGATGTTCAGGCCGGCCGCGTAGACCGCCGCCTGCTGCGTGGCCGCGGCCGCCAGCGCCGGCGTCACCGCCGCGCGCAGTTCAACCATCAGCGCTTCCCAGTCGATCTCTGCGCCGTCCACCACAGCCTGCGCCACCACGGCCCGCTGCGCCCGCAGCACAGCCTCCAGCCGCCTGCGCAACATGTCCTCGGCCGCCCGGCCAGGCTCAACCTGGGTCTTGAATGGGCTACCGTCAACCGCCGCATTCAGCGCAGCCAGCCAATCCGCCGCAGCGCGTACCCCGGCCATCGTCTCGGCCGGGATGTACTCGCTCTCGAAATCGGCCAGCCGGCCGCGCTTGATCGACTTGCGCCGCCAGGCCCGCAGATCGTCCAGCATCGCCTTGCTGTCCTTCGGCGCTGGCTGGTCCTCTTCGTCGTCCCCTTCGTCGTCGTTGGCATTGGCAGGCTGGGGAGCCATCTGCGCGGCCATCTCAGCGCGCCGCTGTTCCTTGTCGGCTGCGATCTGCTCCCACGTCCAGCCATCCGGCAATTCCAGGCCCAGCATCTCGCCCACCAGTTCAATCGGCAGGCCCGCATCGACGTAGGTCTTGAACGATCCAGACCGCTCGTTCTCGTCGGCCTGAAACACGTCCAGCGTGTTCAGTAGGAACTCCAGCCGGTAGCCCATCGGCCGCAGCAACTGGCTGTTGAGCACCGCCGCAATCAGGTCACACTCCGGCTGGATGGTCTTGCCGTAGAAGTGCACCTCGTCTTGGCGCACAACCCCGCCGCCGCCCAGACCGCCAGCGCCCGTGCTGAACAGCAACGTCTGCGGGATGCCCAGCGCCGTGGCGATGTCCTCGCGCTTGCTGGCCGTCAGCTCGCTGTCGCTCAGGCTCTCCAGCCCCTCACCGACCGTGACGGGTTTCACTGCCATACTGAAAACGTTGGCGTTGAACGCGTTACCGATCCCGCCCACGGCCCGCTGCCACCAGGCCCGCAGCCGTTTCTTTTCATCCTCGGCCGGGTTCCCCTCAACCGTCAGCAGCGTGGCCTTGATCGCGCCGCGCCCAAAGAAGGCCGCAGCAAACGCATCGATATTGAACAGCACCCCCGCCGCGCTCATGGCCGCCGTGACTGCGCTGCCACCAGGGGGCCCCAGTTCCACGTAAGGATCGGGCCGCCAGAAGTAGACCAGATCGTCAGTCGTAGCCCAACGGCGTTGACTGCCCACCGACCGCCAAAAGCCCAGCAGGCCGGCCGCGCTGTCGAGCTCCGGCTCGATAGTACTGGGCGCAACGTAGCGCAACCCCAGTGAACGCACCCGATTGCGGTCACGCCAGAGATAGCTGGTGCCCCACAGCGTCAACGCCGCTTCGGTCAGCCACAGCAGGTTGACCGGGTTGTCCATCAGGCCAATCGAGTTACGCCACGTATCGGAGCGCTCCACCTCGGTCTCGCCGCGCAGAATGCGGAACGGCGCGCTGGCCACCGCATTGGCCCGCAGATCCACGGCCCGAAAAAGCCACGGCACGCGGCGATAGTACGTCGCCGTATTGTCTGGCGTCGCAACATCCTCCCCGGCCAGGAATGCGGCAGGGTCCTGGTTGGAGGTGACCATCTTCACCTCAAACCGCTTGCCTATCGGGTCGTAATGAGCCGTCCGCAGAAAATCGTATTGCTGCACGTCGTTGGGTCCTGAACGCAAAACGCCCCACGGTATCCCGTAGGGCGTCAGAGTGTGAGTGGCTTGTGACTGCCCCCAGTGGAGGCGTTACGTTGTCTCGGTCACGTTTTCAGTGTACACCTAAAATCCGCACTTGTCAATAACTTTCCGTTCCGCTAAACTCCCTTAACAGAAGCGAAATCACAGGAAAATTTTTGTCTCCGGCGCCTTCCCGTTATGGGAACACGCCGCCAGCTCTGCCGCCATCCCGGCCACCAGCGACGCCACCGGGATCGACCGCCACGCGCCGCACCTGGGGCACTTGACCATCAACACGCCGCCGACCAGTTTGGCAACCAGCCGGGTACAGTCGCCTTCGGTGCATCTGATCTCGTGCTCCATCAGAAAATCAGCCAGCCGCCTTGGGCCAGCTTGTTGAACGCGCCCGAACTGCCGTCTACCTGGTCATCGTGCGCCCCGAATGGAAACGTAGACAGCTCGTCGATGTAACCACGGTTCCAGGCGCCGCGCACCAGCCGCACGTTGCCCGCTTCCACCTGCGCCGCGTAGGGCATGGCCCGAACCTCTTTGCTGCCTGTCGGATGCTCAGCGGCCACCGAGAACCCGGCCAACAACTGGATCGTCGCCTCGGCGCTCTCTTTGCCGCCTGAGCCGCCCTCCTGCTCTGTCCAGGTGACGACCTCGCCGTCGTAGCGCGCGTGATCCAGTTGCGCCGTTTGCAGCATCACCCGGTTGCGCTCGCCCGCGCTCCACTGGCCGCGCAGCACGTCCTCGACGTAGTACAGGCCATCGGCGCGCGCCATCAGCACCCCGGCCGAGTAGTCGCCGCCGCCCGCCGTGGCCGCCTTGTCCCAGTAGCGTACCCGCTGCGCAGCCCGCGGCGCGGCGTCCACGATCTGAAACCACTCCTGGTGGAACATCCCGCCCGCCGCCGGCAGCGGCTCCTGCTGGTACAGCGCGCTCCAATCCCGGGAGCCGATGCTCGCCTTCGTGGCCGCCAGCGCCGCCTCGTCGAAGCGCGCCGGGTCCAGCGCATCCCCCGGCGCGCGGCCCATCGCGTCATCGGCCTGCGCAATCGCCGGCAGCCGCACCACGCGCCACTGGTCAGCCAACGGGTCACTGGCCGCCAACTCCAACAGCCGGCCCGCCAGATCGTCCAGGTGCCAGCGGGTCATCACCAGCACAATCGCCCCGCCCGGCTCCAGCCGCGTCCGCAAGGTCGAGGTGTACCAGCGCCACGTTTTTTCCCGCATCGTCGCGCTTTCGGCCTCCTCCCGGTTCTTCACGGGGTCATCGATGATCACCAGCCGGCCGCCCTTGCCCGTGATCGGCCCGCCCACGCCCTGAGCCACCACGCCGCCCCGGTGGCCGCGAATGCGCCAGCGCTGCACTGCGCGGCTGGTCGGGTCCAGCTCGACCACCTGCGACCGCCGCCCCGCCGCGCCAAACACCTGGCCGAACTCCTCACCGTCCACTACGGCCCGGGCCTCGCCGCTTTTCTCCCAGGCCAGATCTGCGCCGTAGGACGTGTACAGCATAGGCCAGTCAGGGTTGCGCCCCAACGTCCACGCCACGAAGCGGATCAATAGCTCGGTCTTGCCCGTGCGTGGCGGCAAGAACAGCATCAGCCGCTGCGTCTCCCCGCGCTCCACCCGCTCCAGCTCAGCCGCCATCAGCGCGTGGACCCGGCCCGCGCTGTAGCTCGGCATGGTGTACTGCGCAAAGTCCAGCAGCCGCCGCCGCGCCAGTTCAGCCCGCAACGTCGAGGGTTTCAGCGATGGCAGCCAACTGTCGTAGCTGCTCCTCGCTGAGTTTGCCAAGATCATGCACCACTCCTACCTGCCCACCGTGCTCCATGTCCATGCGGCCATCCAGCGCCAACGCCGCGCTCGGTCGGTAATCGCCCGTCATCTCCAGGAATAGCCGCCGATCCTGGAACGCCCGCGGGTCGGCCATCGTCGCCACGTCCACCAGCGCCTGGTACACGTCCGCCACGTGCTCCAGCAGCAGGCGGCGCGGCGTCTCGGAAATCCTGGCCACGATCTCCGGGTCATGTAGCCGCCATTTGCGCATCGTGGAGGCCCTCACGCCCAGCATGTTGGCCAGCTCGCCCAACGTCTTTGGCTCCCGCTGGCCGCGCGGCAGCGCCGCCCATGCGATGTACAACGCCTTGCGCCAGTCCCAGCGCAGCTTGCCATCCGCCCCCCGCTCCTCCAACAGATCGTCGTACAGTTCCAGCCAGGCCGGCGGCGCATGGCCGAGCCGTTGGCGCTCGCCCAACCACACACCCAAACGTTGTTTGCTCATGCGGCTTTCAGCCTGGCCAGGCGCGGCAGATGGAGTTGTAAACCCCTTCTGCTCTGGCTGGACAGCCGTGGCCCGCCGCTCCATGTCGTCGATCATCCCCACGACGCGCACCAGCTCACGCCGCGCGCCCGCGTCGCCCGCCTGCGCATCCCGGTGCAGGCCCGGCAATTGCGCCTTGAGCAGTTGCAGCGTCAGATCGTCAGCCATACCACAAAACCGTGAAAATCGCGCCTTTCATCCCGGCCATTCCCTGTGCTCGCTTGAATGTCGTGATTATGCGAACCGCTGCGCTGTGTGAACGCAACGCATTCACATCATACCCCAAAACACGACCGAGGTCAATCACACACGCAAAAGCCCCCGGTCGTGTGGCCGGGGGCTTTGTGCGTGGGGGGGGGACGTGTCAGTCGGCTGGCTGCTTGCGCGGCCTGCCGCCCTTGCGCCCGTTTTCGCGGCTGGCGGCGGCCTTGCGTTCGCTGCGGATGCTGCCCAGGGCGGCGGCGGTGCTCACGTCCACAATGCTCGCCCAATCGACAGCCTGCCCGTCATCGTCCACAAACACAGGATGACCATAAGAGCTGGCGGCGTGATCCGTGGTCATCCGGCCTTTGACCTTCGATCCATCAATCAGTGTAGCAGTGGCTTTTGTGTCCATCATTATCTCCTGTGGGCCGGTTGGCATTCCCGGCCCGGTGTCTCTAGCGCACTCCCACCAGCATCATCTCTGTGCTCGGCACCGATGCACCAATCTTAGCCATCAGTGCATCTAGGTCGGCTACTTTGACGTTGCGGCCCCATGACTTGTCGCCGCCGTCCCAGCGGAAACCGTTGGCTTTGAGCGTCTCTTTTTCCGCGTAGGCGTTGTAAGCCCGGACATACACGGTAGGCTCGACGGGCCGATGGTTGGCTATGTCGATCAATTGCTTAAGCTCCTGCTCTTGGCGAGCCAGCATCCTTTTGCCCTCGTTGACGTGCGACTGCCCAAAGTCGCCATTTGCCAAAGATGTCCACTTGGACGTGGCAATTTCCTTCTGCTTCCTCTCCACTCTCTGCATTGCCTTCTCTCGGCTCTCTACTGGATCAAGTTTGATGTTCATCGTGATCTCCTTCTTGCGCTGGTGGGCCGTGGCCCTGTTTGATCGTTATGCCCTATTATAACCTATCGTTAGGTTTCTGTCAAGGGGGTAAACCGACCAATTTTCGACCAATCTTCAGTTGTCCAGAATTACATGCAACAAAAAGCCCCCACGCCGGGGAGCATGGGGGCTGTTCTGCTAACGCCGTTTATCGTGCGCCCTACCTGCGCGGCGCCTCGATCAACGTCCGCTCCTGTGTGCTGAGCTGCGCTGCCAGCAGCGCCACCCGCAGCGCGAACTGCTCCGGCGTCTCGCGTGCCTCGCGGATCATGCGCACCGGGCCGGCTGGCGTCTCCAACATGACGATCTGGCGCGGCGCCTCTGGCGGAGGAGCTGCCGGGCGCCGGTGGGTTGCCCAGATCGCCCAGCCCGCAAACGCCAGGATGGCAAACGCCAATCCGGCAAACAGCCACACATACTCGCCATCGTCGGCGAGATCGACCAGGCTATCGATGCTCGAGCGCAGCGCATCGGCCTGGCTGTCAGCCAGCGCGCCGCGCGCCTGCGCATCGATGATCGCCGCCTGGGCGTTCTGCCGCTCTGCCTCAGCACGACGTAACGCGGCCTGAGCATTGGCTCGGCTGGCGTCGCCCTGCGCCTGCCAGAAATCCCCGCAGCCCGCTGTCGCCAGCGCGATCACGACCAAAGCGATGAAAAGAACGGATTTGCGTACCACTGCCCTACTCCTTTCAGTGTGTGGCTGTGCGTTTTCACTGCCTGTTACACAACACGCACAGCCACAACACACACTACACAACATCAGGCCGGCGGCCGGCCGGCTACGGACTGCCGCACAGCGGAGATCATCTCGTCCACGGTGACGTCTCCCGCCAGCCGCACCCGGCGCCGGCCGGCGGCATCCGTGGTTGACTGCACCATTTCCCAATCTACCATCCCGTCGATTACCCTGCTCCAGAGATCACGATCAACAGAGTTGCCGCTGGGCAGGCGGTGGCCGTCCCAATCGCGGAACCCCAGCCCAGACTTGGCGGCGCGGCTGAGGATATAGATCACATCGTTGGCCGGCACCGGGAAGCGCACCAACGGTGGGGCGGCCCACGGGGCGGGGTCCAGGTCGGGTATCACGACCTCGCGCGGCTTACTGCCGCCAATCCTGACAACGTGCCCGGCCGGCTGGGGCGGGCCGACCACGCCGTCGTGATCGATGTCCTCGCCGCGCGCCAACTCCTCTTGCCAGGTGGCAGACCGCACGCGGCGGGTGTTGCTGGCCAGCGCGCTGGCATAGGTCCAGATCCACACGCCGGCAATGACGATGCAGCCGGCAATGGCGATGGCGAGGACGACGCCCGGATCGCGCGGCAGCGGCAGATCGACGAGCAGCCGGGCGGCCAGGGCCAGCAGTACCAGCGCGGCGAGGATCATGGCCACGCGCAGCGCGGCCGCGTCGGCGTCGTTGCGCGCCAGCAGCCGGGCCTGGTTGGCCCAGGTACTGGGGTCGAACTTGGTCTCTTTGGCCGGCGCACTGGGCGCGGCCGTTTTCAACGAGCGCATGAAAACCTCCTACAGCCGGCCGGCCTGCCCGGCTACCGTCAGGATAACGATCAGCGCCAGGATGGCTACAGCGGCGACCAGCACGACGATGAAGACGCCGCCAGCCTCATTGCCGCCACCGCGCAGGACGATCTGGCGCAGGATCAACGCGTATGCGGTCATGACGACCACATAGGCCAAAACGAACCGCTGCCATTTGCGCCGCCGCGCCGGCTGCGCGGCCGGCGGCTCATCGCTCGCTGGCGCCAGATTGTCGTCCCAGTCGGGACCATCAGGAATGGGTTCAGCCAACCACATTTTCACAACGCACCTCCCTGGGGCACCGGCCCCAGCCATAGATAGCCGCCATAATCCACCACATGCTCCGGGTGCGAGCCGTAGCGCTGAGCGAACGTCGCCGCGGCCGCGGCCTCGTCCTCATCCGCCGTCCACACCTGCCACGTCGCGCCAGCCACTGGCAGCCGCTCCGCCTGCTCCCGGCCCAGCCTGCCCTGCGCCGATGCGCTAGTTTTCCTCGCCATCATCCACCGTCCTCTCTGGCTGCCGCAGCAGCCGCCAGCGTAGGCGCAATC